GCGCTCAATTTGTTGGAACAAGTGCTCTATGACATCCAACATGTGCCCACCCTCACCCCGCCGAACGAGTGGGTGAGGGTGGAGGAGAGGCTGCCGGAGGAAAAACAGAGGGTTATCGTGCGTTGTGAGCGCGTTGGAACGTCTGTGGGCTGGATTCTGTGGGGCAGATGGATGACGGATATTGGGCCTCATGCGGGCGATGTCACCCACTGGATGCCCCTTCCCGCACCGCCTGATAAGGACAATCATGTCCCTGCCAAAGCGCCGAACGAGCCGCTGACCATTGAGCAGCTGCGGGAGATGAAAGACGAGCCTGCATACCTCAAAGTCTTTGACCCGCTGCTTAAAAGCGGATGGCATATCATTAAGGTTGTCACAAAGGACAAAATCATTTTCAGAGGTTGGCAAACAGTTTATGTGCCCATTGATGGCATGGGTGTAAACTACAACCTGTACCGCCGTCCGCCGGAGGGAGAGGAGGAAACCTGATGGACATTGAGAAACTGGACATAAATGCAGTGTGCTTTGGGATTCTTTGCAATTTTACACCTGTATGTGGAGAAGAAAAAGCAAAAGAGGCGGTTGCGCTTATCCGTTCGCTTCAAACTGAAAATGAGAAGTTGCAGGCGGAAGTAGAGCGGCAAAGGAGGAGTGCAGACAATGGACAACACCTCTACGAAAATGCAGAACGGGCATACATGAAAGTTCTGGCCGAGCTGGAGCGAGTGACAGCGGAGAGGGATGCGGCAATAAAAGATTTGTACATATCCAACAAGTAGCGCGGCCTGCAAAAGGAGGAATGAGCGTGGAAAAGGAAAAGCAACGTGATAAACTGATTGAGATTATCGTGAACGCAAAACAAGCCGAACCGGATACCAGAAGATTTACCGAATTTTTGGCCGATTTCCTGCTAGGCTATGGCGTGTTTGTGCCAGATGATGGGTACGACATTGACCGTCTGCAAGAGTTGGTAGAGGCAGACAAAGACGGGCGGTGCGTGGTGCTGCCATTTCTTCCTCCGAAAGTCATGTGGTCTTGCAGCAAAAGACAGCCGAAACCGGCAAAGTCTTTTTATGCATCGGAGATTGGCGTATTAGCAGATATGAAAGCAGGGTGCGTTTTTGGAGAGATGCCGGAAGAAGCAGAATCCGCGCTTGCAAATAAGGAAAATCATGTGAAAAATTGACTTTTTTAGCATAAGGAGAACACCGCATGGACCGTGAGTGGCTAGAAAATTACATATCGATGGCCCGCGAATGTGAGCATCGGCAGGAACGGCTTGCCCGCATGAAAAGCGCCGAAGTGCTTCCCCCGCTGCAAGCCGGAAACGATGGGAGCCAGCACACGGGAAGTTCAGGTGAGCATATGGCGCGCAGCGTTGAAAAGCGCCTTGAATACGAGGAACAGATAGCCCCTATCCTCGCAGAAAACAGGCGGAGGATGCGAGCAGTTGAACATGCTGTCTGCACCCTGCCGCCGCGCGAAAGAGATATTCTCCGCATGCGGTATATGGACAGCGACACATTGCGCCCCCTACCGTGGCGGGATATTGCAACAAAGCTGTTTGGCACAGACGAAAAGCGTCATATTGACGCCGCATTGCGAATACACCGGGCAGCTCTCGCCCACTATCTCACAAAATAAAAACAGTAAATGAGGTATTTTGAGGGTAAATGAGGTAGATTGAGGGTTGATTGCTGTGATATTCTTAGAGCGTCGACGAGGGTACGCCAGCATGCAGAGGACGTTCTCCCCTTTGCTTCCCATCGACATCCTTTCACACCGCGCCGGCATGCCGCGGCCAGTAGTATGCCAAAAAACAAAACCGCCCATCGGGCGGTTTTTTATTTACAGAAAGGAGCCCCGAAACATGGAAAAAGAAAAGAAAATCATATTGCGGGCGCTTCCAGAGATAAAGCCGTATCCGCATAATCCTCGCATCAATGATGCCGCCGTGCATAAGGTTGCGGAAAGCATCCGGCAGTTTGGATTTCGGCAACCTATCATCGTGGACGCTGACGGCGTAATTATTGCTGGCCACACCCGATACAAAGCCGCGCAGTTCCTACGCCTGAAAGTTGCGCCTGTCATTGTGGCGGATGATTTGACGCCCAAACAGGCCAAGGCATACCGCCTTGCCGACAACAAAACAGCCGAGTTCTCGCTGTGGGACGATTTGCGACTTGCCACAGAGTTACGAGATTTATTGGACTGCACGGAAATAGACTTGCGCAGCGTGGGCTTTGATACAGAGCCTGCCGCGCAAAAAAGCAAACGGACAACTGGCATCATGGCAGAGACGTTCGGCATCCCGCCTTTCTCGATTTTGGATACGACTGGAAAACAGTGGGCTGCTCGAAAAAAAGAATGGCTGGCTTTGGGCATCCGCAGCGAGGAAAGCCGCAACGATATCCGTACTTACAGCTTAAATGTCAAATATGCAGCCAACTGCAAAAACACAGTATCTGTTTTTGACCCTGTTCTGTGCGAAGTTATGTATCGGTGGTTTGGTATTCCGGGCGGAAAAATATTTGACCCTTTCGCCGGGGGCTCGGTACGAGGTGTGGTTGCCGCCGCACTCGGATATGAGTATACCGGCATAGACCTCCGGCGCGAGCAGGTAGAGGCAAACAAGCAAAACGCTGAGAATATCGGTGTATCCCCCACATGGATATGCGAGGACAGCCGCAATATGGACAGGCATATTCCAGACGAGAGTCAGGACATGCTTTTCACCTGCCCGCCTTATGCAGATTTAGAGGTTTACAGCAACGACCCTGCCGATCTCTCAAACAAGACATACCCTGTCTTTTTGGAACTCTATCAGGACATCATGCAAAAGGAGGTTTCAAAGCTGAAGCAAAACCGCTTTGCGGTTGTTGTGGTAGGCGAGGTGCGCGGGAAAGACGGCAGTTATTATAACTTTGTCGGGGATACAATCCGCACATTCATTGCCTCGGGTATGCGTTACTACAACGAGATTATTCTGGCTACTGCCATTGGCACATTACCCATTCGCGCGGGGCACGCCATGGCCGTGAATCGCAAAATCGGAAAGCGCCATCAAAATGTGCTTGTGTTCTATAAGGGCGAACCCAAGGCTATTCAGGATAATTTCCCGCGCATCGCTTTGGAGGATGATGCCAAAAAGGCGGTGGAGTAAATGGCCCGTCCAAGAATCAAAATCGACCAGGCCAGCTTTGAAAAATTGTGCTCTTTGCAATGCACGCTTGCCGAGATTGCCGTGTTTTTCGGTTGTTCAGAAGATACAATAGAGCGTTGGTGCAAACGCATATATCACAGCGGTTTTGCGGAGGTTTTTGCCAAAAAGCGCAACCTGGGCAAAATCGCCCTGCGCCGTTCGCAGTTTCGGCTTGCCGAAAAAAATGCAACCATGGCTATTTTCCTTGGAAAACAATATCTTGGGCAGCGCGAAGAAGTTACCAGCGACGACATCAGAGACGATGGTTTTCTGGACGCCTTGCAAGAAAAGGCATCGGATTTGTGGGCAGAAGGCGTGGATGATTATGGCTTTGTAATGCCGGAGGCAGAGGAAAATGAATCAGGTCTTTAAGTTCCGGCCGTTTTCCCGGCGCCAACAGAAGGTTTTGACGTGGTGGTGCGCGAATAGCCCAACACATACCGCCAATGGCATCATCGCAGACGGCGCCATTCGTTCGGGCAAAACGGTATGCATGTCGCTCTCTTTTGTCCTGTGGGCGATGTCGTCATTCGCCGGGGAGCAGTTTGCTATGTGCGGCAAAACGATAGGCAGCTTCCGGCGCAATGTGCTGCCGCCACTCAAAAAGATGCTTCGCGGGCGTGGGTATCATGTAACAGACCGCCGCGGCGATAGCTGCCTGCTTATTTCCCGCGGAACGAAGTATAACACTTTCTATATTTTCGGCGGTTCGGACGAGAGCTCACAAGACACCATTCAGGGCATCACCCTGGCGGGTGTCTTTTTTGACGAAGTGGCTTTGATGCCGGAAAGCTTTGTCAATCAGGCAACCGCCCGATGCTCTGTTGAGGGCAGCAAGTGGTGGTTCAACTGCAACCCAGAAGGGCCGCAGCATTGGTTTTACACCTCATGGATCCTTGAGGCCCGAAACAAGGGATTACTCTACCTGCATTTCACCATGGAGGACAACCTTAGTTTGTCGGAAGGTATCAAAAGCAGATACCGCAGCATGTATGTGGGGGTATTTTTTGAGCGTTATATACTTGGGCGCTGGTGCATGGCCGAGGGCCTTGTGTATGACATGATTGCACGCGACAAAGAGCGATACCTCATGCGCGGCCCCATTACCGGCATGCAGGGGCGCTTTTATGTTTCCATCGACTACGGCACGCGCAATCCATGCAGCATGGGGCTGTGGTGCGTGCACGGCGGGAAGGCCGTGCGCATTGCCGAAAGCTACTATGACAGCCGCAAGACCGGGCGGCAGCGCACGGACGAGGAACACTACCACGCTTTGGTGGAGCTCACCGCAGGCAGATATATTGACAGCGTCATAATAGACCCTTCGGCGGCGTCTTTCATTGAGACGATACGGCGGCACGGGAAATTCGTGGTGCGGCCTGCGGTGAATAAGGTTGTTCCCGGCATCAATGTGGTATCTGCCCTTTTGGAGGGCGGCCGAATGTTAATACACGAAAGCTGCCATGATGCTTTGCGGGAATTTGGCCTATATCGCTGGGATGATAAAAGGCCGAGTGATGCCGTCATAAAAGAGTACGACCACGCAATGGATGACATCCGATATTTTGCCGCAACGGTGCTTGCGCTTGAATTCCGCTGGGTGCCGTGGCGAGAAGGAGCCTGACAGATGTTTCAAAAGATGATGCAATGGGTACGTGCCACCCTTTTGCGCCTGCTTGGGCAGGAAAATACAGACCTTGTAATATCCCCGGCCATGGAGGCGCAGATTTCCACATGGGTGCGCATGTATGAGGATGTGCACGCGCAGGATACTTATTCCCTTGGCTTGCCCGCTTTTATTGCCGGCGAGTTTGCGCGCCTTGTCACGCTGGAATGCGACATCCAGTTGACGGGAACCCGCGGGAAATGGATGGATGAGCAATTCAGCATATTCCGTGACAGCCTGCGCCCCTCCGTGGAATATGCCTGCGCGCTGGGCGGCGCTGTATTTAAGCCGTATGTGCGCGGCGATGCCATCGCCGTGGATGTGGTGCAGGCCGATGCCTTTTTCCCCACTGCCTTCGATACCTCCCAACGCCTGACCGGGGCGGTATTTTCGCAGCAAATCACGCGGGGCGGCAAAATATACACGCGCCTGGAAAGCCACGATTTCAACCCTGGCACTGGCGTTGAAGTGATACAAAACAGGGCCTTTGTGTCGTCCTCAAATGCGAGCCTGGGAGGCGAAATCGCGTTGTCGCAGGTGCCGGAATGGGCCGACATCACGCCCGAGGCCACTATTCAAAATCTTACTCAGCCGTTGTTTGCCTATTTCCGCATCCCGCTGGCCAACAACAAAGACCGGGGCTCCCCTCTCGGTGTATCCGTATTTGCCGGTGCAGTGCCTGCCATTGAGCAGGCCAATGCGCAATACGGGCGCCTTTTATGGGAATATGAGGGCGGCCAGCTTGCCGTTGATGTGAGTGAAGCGGCTATCCGCAAGGGCGAGGACGGCGGCGTGCAGCTTGACAGGCTGGGGCAGCGTTTGTACCGCAGAAGCCTCGCCACAGGTGATATCAACTTTTATCACGCCTTCGCCCCGGCCCTGCGCGATGCCTCTTATCTCAATGGGCTGAACGACCTGCTGCGCAAAATAGAGATGCAGAGCAACCTTTCTTTTGGTACCATTTCCGACCCATCCAGTGTGGACAAAACGGCAACCGAGGTAAAAATGAATAAGCAGCGCAGCTTTGCCGCCGTGCATGACATCCAGCGCGCACTGGAAACCGCTCTGAACGGCCTTTTTTACGCTATGGACAAGCTGGCCCAGCTGTATGGCCTTGGCCCTGCGGGCGACTGGCAGGCCACATATCTTTGGCATGACAGCATCCTTGTGGATGAGGACAAGGCCCGCGAGCAAATGCGGCAGGACTGCAGGGACGGTGCTGCACGGTGGTGGGAATACCGTATGCGTTTCTATGGCGAGAGCGAGGCCGAAGCAAAGAAGGCTGTGGGGTATTCCGAGAACCCCAAAAAGCCGCTTGATCCCTTCGGGCTGGATGGAGACGGCGGTGATGGCTGATGCTGACGCCGCATTATCTGGCCGAATGCTCCGATGAGCTTATCCGGCTGCTGGGCGAACTGGACGAAAGCATCATGCGCGATTTTGTTCGGCGGCTGGTAAAGGCCGGGCATATCACGGATGCCGCAAAGCGGCAGGCACAGCAGATGATGGAGGCCGGGGCGCTGTATGATGACATCGTGGCTGAGGCTGCCAGGATGACGGGCAAGACGGAAACTGCTGTTCGGGAGCTTTTCCGGGAGGCCGGCTTGAAAAGCGTGGCCTATGACATCAACATCTGCCGGGCGGCAGGGCTTTCCCCTCTGCCCCTCGCCGCCTCACCCGCGGCCATGCAGGTGCTGCTTTCCGGCATGGAAAAGACTAAGGGCATGTTGGACAACCTGACCATGACAACGGCCAACGGCGCACAGCGCGCCTTTATTGAGGCGGCCACACTGGCCGAAATGCAGGTGGAAAGCGGTGCGTTTGACTATGTTACCGCCATACGTAACGCCGTGCACACTGCTGCCAGCGGGGGCGCATGGGTGCTTTACCCCACCGGAGCACGCAGCCGCCTTGACACGGCCACGCGCCGGGCTGTGCTGACCGGGGTAAACCAGACGGCCGCCGCCCTTACGCTGGCCTACGCCGACGATATGGGCTGCGACCTTGTGGAGACCACGGCGCACATGGGCGCCCGGCCGGAGCACGCGGTGTGGCAGGGGCAGGTGTTCAGCCGCAGCGGCAAAAGCCGCCGCTACCCTGATTTTGTCACAGCCACGGGCTACGGCACCGGGCCGGGGCTGTGCGGCTGGAACTGCCGGCACAGCTTCTACATGTTTTTCGAGGGCGTTGACGAGCGCGCCTACAGCCGCGCGCAGCTGGACGAATACGCCAATGCCAGGGTGCGCGTAAACGGAAAGGAAATGCCCTATTATGAGGCCACACAGCGCCAGCGGGCCATGGAACGGCGCGTGCGCGACACACGCCGCGAGCTGGCCGGGCTGGACGGCGGCATCAAGGCCGCCCCGGATGAGGCCGTAAAGAACGCCTTGCAGCAGGATTTTGACAGCGTCGCGGCACGCTTGAAGCGTCAGGAGGCTGCGCTGAAGGACTTTACCCGGCAGGCTGGCCTTGCGCTGGACACTTCCCGCGTGCAGGTACAGGGCTTTGGGCGCAGCACATCGGCCAAGGCTGTGTGGGCGGCCAAGCGCGGGCGAACGGCTGATATTGTTGTGCAAGGTCATACCCTCTATGCAGTGACCGATAAAGCAATACAAGCCGTTCCGAAGCCCTTCTTCAAAGCTCTTTCTGATGGCATGAACCGGAAGGCTCAAGACTATGCACGGGAAATCCTGCGCAATGTAAAAGACTTGCCCGAGGGTACAGAAGCCGCCATTTCTTTTGCCATAGACGGCCGCCTGAAACATGTTTTTACCGGCACAGGGCCGGATATGCGTGTGACAATTCGAGGCATGCGGCAGTCTTATATTCTCTTGCACAACCACGCCAGCAATGATATACTGAGCCCGGAAGACATATTGGCGCTGATACGGCATGACAATATGGTAGCTATTGGCGCCGTTGGGAATAAAGGGGCTTTATTCACCTGCGAAAAGGTATTTGGATATAACCGCGAAAAAGCTGTGAGTTTTTATCAAGGTGTTTGGGGGCAATACCCTGAAATGCATGTAAATCTTGAGCAGAGATTCCAATTCATGCAGAGTTTTATGGAGGGAGCCGAAAAATATGGCCTACACTTCGCCTCTCCCGGACAAAGTGGTTAAAGTGCTGCGTAATTATTTGAAAAAAGCAAAACCATACACACCGGAAGAACGCAAAAAATATAATTATCCAGAGCTGGGAACATTTTTAGCTGATATTGTGTACCAATATTCAGACCGGGAGCTCGCCACACTCGCCATGGATGAGTTGCAAGCTGCCGGCCTCTGGACGGAAGAAGACGAGAAAAAAGCGTTTGGATGAACCACCACCTGCGGGCGGTGGTTTTTTTATGCCATCTGAAAACTGAATCGTTCATCAAGGCGTCTGCCCCATACGGGGCGGGCGCTTTTTTGATACAAAATTGCCCCTGCCTGCCGGGCTTTAAATGCAGGATAGGCCGTGCGCGGAGTGGCCGCGCGTTTATAAGCAAAATCTGGCTGAAAAGGAGTATACACATGGAATTTCTGAAGGAGATTTTCGGCGGCGGCGCGCTGACCTACGAACAGCTTGCCGCAAAGGTAGCTGAAAAGAAAATGAAGCTGGCCGACCTTTCCGCAGGCGGCTATGTGGGCAAGGAAAAGTTCGAGACCCTGAGCGCAGAGAAAACCAATCTGGAAACACGCCTTGCCGACGCAAACAAGAAGCTGGAGGGCTACGACCCCGAATGGAAAGCAAAGGCCGAGCAGGCCAAGGCAGATGCCGATGAGCAGGTGCAGGCCGTGCAGCGCAGCTTTGCCCTGAAGGAGCAGGCTGCAGGGCTGAAATTCTCGAGCGAAAGCGCCAAAAGGGCATTTATGGCCGACCTCGAAGCCCAAAAGCTGCCCATACAGGACGGCAAGGTGCTGGGCTTTGACGATTTCGCAAAGAGCTACCGCGAAAGAGACCCCGGCGCATTTTTGCCCAACGAAAAGCCGCCGCGCTTTTCCGGCTCGGCCACAGGCCCCGCCGCCGCTGGCACAAAGAAGGACCAGGCAAACGCTGCCATCCGCGCGGCGTTCGGCCACGGACAAGCAACATGATTTTTTGACAGGAGGAAAACACTATGAGCATTATCAACCGCGAGCAGGCGGAAGCCCTTATCCGCGAGCAGATTGTGGAAACCATTTTTCAAGAGGCCCCGAAACAGAGCATCGTGATGCAGCTGGGCCGCCGCCTGCCCAATATGACGAGCAAACAGACCAAAGTGCCCGTGCTGGACATGCTGCCGATTGCCTACTGGGTGAACGGCGACACCGGCTACAAGCAGACTTCGCATCAGGCGTGGGACAACGTCTACCTGACGGCCGCCGAGCTGGCCGTGATCGTCCCCATCCCGGAGGCGGTGCTGAGCGACGCCAGCTTTGACATTTTGGGCGAAGTGACGCCCCGCGTGAATGAATACATGGGCAGGCGCGTGGACAGCGCCGTTATTTTCGGCGTGGAGCGCCCGGTGGAATGGCAAAACGACCTTATCACGCTGGCACGCCAGGCGGGCAACAACGTGAGCGGCGGCATCACCTATGACACCCTGATGGGTGAGGACGGCCTGCTGGGCAAGGTGGAGCAGGCGGGCTACACCGTCACCGGCGCCATCGCGGCCATGCGTGCCCGCGGAGCCATGCGCGGCCTGAAGGACGACGCGGGCCGCCCCATCTTTGTAAGCGACATGCAGGGCCCCACCCGCTACGGGCTGGACGGCGCGCCGCTGTTCTTCCCCGAAAACGGCTCTTTTGATACATCCGCCGCACAAATGGTGGCCGGCAACTGGAGCCAGCTTGTGTGGGCCATGCGTCAGGATGTGACCGTAAAAATCCTCGACCAGGGCGTGGTGCAGAACCCTGTGACAAAGGAAATTGTGTACAACCTTGCCCAGCAGGACATGATTGCGCTGCGCGTGGTGATGCGCATGGGCTGGGCGCTGCCCAACCCGGCAACCCAGCTGAATGCAGACCGCACGAACGTACCGTTCGCCTATATCGAGGCCGACACGCCCGTGACGGACTATGCCGCCACCTTTACCGTGCAGGACAACGCTTCTGCCGCCGTGAAAGGCGCGCGCGTGAATGTCAATGGCGCCATCAAAAAGACGGATGCGTCCGGTAAGGCTGTGTTCAACCTGCGCAGCGGCACCTACCCCTACACGGTAAAGGCCGAGGGCTACCACCCGATGAGCGGCGAGATCGTTGTAAATGACGCTGCCGCGAATGCCACTGTGAAATTTCCTGCAAAGGAGGCGTAAGCCATGCTTATCATCGACGCATTGAAGGCCCTGTATAAAAAGGCTACCACCAAGGACGCCGCCGCAACCAGCATTGCGGGCGTGGTGCAGGAAATGGCCGACAACTGGCCCGCGGCGGGCGGCGCAGGTGCGGCCACCACCGAAAAGGCGGGCCTTGTCAAACAGGGTGCGGCCGTGGCCGACGCCGCGGGCGAAACGCCTACCAAGGAGGAATATAACGCGCTGCTGGCCTCGCTGCGCGCAGCGGGCATCATCGCCGCAAGCTGAAAGGCGGTGCGGCCATGTATGCGGACTATGCCTTTTATACAGGCACCTACCAGGGCGAGGACATCCCGGAAGCTGACTGGCGCCGCATTTCTGCGCGTGCAGATGCCTTTGTGGACAGGCTTACCTACGGGCGCCTGCACCATGGCTGGGAGGTGACGGAAGCCGTTAAAATGGCCTGCTGCGCCGTTGCCGAGGCCCTCCATGCGCAGCAGGCAGCGCAGGACCAAGGGGCCAAGGCCGCGGCTGCCGGCATCAAAAGCGAGAACAGCGACGGTTACAGCGTGAGTTACGGCGCCCACACCGACATGCAGGCCGCCATGGAAGCACAAATGCTGGAGGCGGCGGGAGTGTACCTCCCGCCGCACTCGCCTATCCGGTACGCGGGGCTTTACCGCACCGACCTGTGCGGGGGGTGCTGCACTTGACTGCAAACGCAGACATTACGCTGCTGATTCCCCGGTATGACGCCGTCCAGCGGCAGGACGAATACACGGCGGTAACGGTGCGGGGCGTGTGGATGCACGCTGTGCACAAGGGTGGCGATAACCCCGGCGACGAATTGCGCGTGCGTATCCCCATTGATGCCGGCTTCGGGGGGCGTGTGTACTGTACCCCTGCCGAGTGGCAGGCGATGAATGACAGCGCCGCGGCCGCACACTGGACACTGGCCCCGGGCGGGTATCTGCTGGCCGGGGCGCATGAGCTGCCATCGCCCATCTCCCCCCGCGCCCTGATGGAGCAATACGGGAAGGTGTGGAGAATCACCGAGGCCGCCGATAACCGGAACGGCACGGCCGCGGTGCAGCACTGGCGCGCAAAGGCGGTGTAGCAATGGCAAAGGAATGGAGTATTGAGACGCCGCGCGGGCGGGTAATCCGCGTGGGCAACTGCAAGGCGCGCCTTGAATGGAACCCCAATTTCGCGCCGAAGCACCGCGCGGCTTTCAGCCGCAGGCAAAAATATGTGGACGGCGCATGCCTGCGCTACATGGACCCGCTGACGCCGTTCCTCACCGGCATGCTGAAGAAATCGGCGATACTGGGCACTGTGCTGGGCAGCGGCATTATCCGTTATCTTGCCATTTATGCACGGCGGCAGTATTACACGCACAAAACCAAGGCCAAATGGTTTGAAACCATGAAAGCCCGCAACAAAGAGCAGATTTTGAAGGGGGCAGCGAAATTTCAGTGAAAAATGATGACCTGTTGATATACGGCATCCGGGAATATTTCAAGGCCTGCCCCCTGCTGCGCCGCGGGCGGCTGCTGATTGACGCGCTGGGGCTGGCCCCCGTGAGCTATTCGCTGGACGTTTTGCCCTGCGACCCTATTATTACGCAATATGCGGACGGCGACAGCCTGCGGCAGTATCAGTTTGCATTTACCAGCCGAGAATGGTTTTCCCCCGGGGATGTAGACAACATCGAAAACAGCGGCTTTTACGAGCGGCTGGAGGACTGGGTGGAGGCACAGAACGATGCGGGCATCGTCCCGCTTATCAAAAGCAAAAACAAGGTGCCGCAGCGGGTGGAGTTGATTGCCAGCGGATACCTGCAAAGCGAGGACGGCCAAACCGGCCGTTACCAAATACAGTGGCGCCTTATTTACACAAAGGAGGTTTAACATCATGGCAGAAAACACCGCGGCCCTTGTTGGCCGCCACAAAAAGGTTGCGTTCCTCGGTATTGTGGAAACCAGCACCGAGAAATTCCACCGCATGCGCAAATTCACGGCATTTTCGAAAAGTTCGAACCCCAAAGAATATTCGCGCCAGTATGTGGATGAGGCCTTTGAGCAGACAGACGTTGTCGGCTTCTCTCCCTCTATCTCGTACACATTCGACCTGTACACCAACACGCCGGTGCACAAGGAAATCGTGTCAATCACGGATGGGGAACTGCTGGGCAGCGAAGCCGTGCGCAACGTGGTAATTGTAGACCTTTCACAGCCTGCGGGCGAAACAGCGGGCCAGTTTGTCGCATGGAAAAAGCCGTATTCTGTCATTCCTGACACTGAGGGTGACAGCACGGACGCCTATACTTACTCGGGCACGCTGCGCACGGCCGGAGAAAGCGTCAAGGGATATGCCACATCTGACGATAACTGGGAGACGCTTACTTTTACGGAAGGTGAACCGAGCCCCGCGGGTTGAAGTCCCTCGGGGCCAACAACTGAAAATTAAATGGAGGATATGAGCCAATGAGCCAGACTACAGACCTTACCGTGTGGAAAATACACGGGCACGAGCTGCGCTTTGACATGGAGGACGCAGAAGAGCTTGAGCGGTATGAGGCCGCTTTTGCCAGAATGGCAGAGACGGAAAGAAACCTTTTGCGCACAGGAAAAAAATCTGCCATAGTGCGTGCCTACTGCGAGATGTACTGCACCCTGTTTGATGACCTGTTCGGCGCGGGCGCCGCACAGAAGCTGTTTGAGGGCCGCAGGAATGCGCGCGAATGCGATGAAGTGTACGACAGTTTCCTGGGCTTTGTAAAGGCGCAGAATGCCGGCACGCTTGCGCGCCGCGAAAAGCTGGTGCAGGCATGGGTGCCCAACCGGGCCGCAAGGCGCGCACAAGCCCGGGCGAAGGGCAAATGAACCCGTTTTACAAGGCGCTACCGGAGGCTGTGGAGATTGATGGGGCTCTATATCCCATTGCGACAGATTTTCGTGACATTGTGCAGCTGATGGACATGCTGCAGTTACCGGAAGCGGAAATGTCGGACGAAGTAAAAAAGGAGGCCGCCATGCAGTATTTTACTGCGCGGCGGCCCCCTTCCCGTGCGGCAGGGCTGGATGCGCTATGGCGGTTTGTCACGATGCAGGAAGTGTCGTTGGCGGCCGAGAAGCGCCGCCTGCGAGCCGCGGCCTGCGGCGAGCCGGAGCAGGAAGAGGATACGGCCAGCGGGCCAGCGGTGCTTTCATACCGATGGGATGCCGGATACATCTATGCCGCGTTTTTGGCGGTTTACCGCATTGATATTTTTCAGGTGGAATACCTGCACTGGTGGGCGTTCCGCTGGCTGCTGGAGGCACTTCCGGGCGATACGGAAATCAAGCAGCGCATGGCCTACCGCGGCACCGATGCAAGCAAAATCAAGGACAAGGCCGAGCGCAGGCGGGTGCAGCGCATTAAAAATGAAATCAGCCTGCCACAGCGCGAGCTTACCGATGAGGATATCGGCAGCGCCCTGTTCAGCATGATATGAGGCCATAAGAAGATGAAATATCCACCTCTGGAAAGGCACTGGCTCCGCTGCGCAAGCTGCGGGGCCAAGCTGCTTTTATATGACAATACCGCACAGTGCAGCGGCGGCATCTATGCCAAATGCACCCGGAACCGCACCTGCGGGGCGGAAACAGAAATCATCATCAAAGACGGGAAGCAGATATTCCCCACGCAGAAAAAGCACCTTTGAGCCTTTGAGCCGTGCATTTTGCAGTTGATTGCAAGGAGGGCACGGCATGAGCACGCAAAAAGCAGACGGCAGCCTGCTGTTCGAAACAAAAGTTGATGAAAAGGGCTTTGACAGCGGCGTGAAAAAGCTGGGCGGCATCGCCGCCAAGGGCATGGCCGCCGTGGGGGCAAGCATCGTCGCTGCCGGCACCACCGTGGCCGGGCTGGGCGCGGCCGCCATCAAGGTGGGCATCGAATTTGAGAGCGCCTTTGCGGGCGTAAAAAAGACAGTAGATGCCAGCGACGAGCAACTGAGCGCCCTGCATGACGGCCTTATTGATCTCTCGAAGGAAATTCCCGTGACAGCGGCCGGGCTGTCCGCCATTGCGGAGAGTGCCGGTCAGCTGGGCATTGATGTGGACAACATCGAGGAATTCACGGCCACAATGGCTGACCTTTCCGTAGCCACCAACCTGACAGCGGAAGAGGCTGCCACCAGCTTTGCCCGGTTTGCAAATATCGTGGGCATGAGCCAGGAGAATTTTGACAGACTTGGCAGCGTGGTGGTGGCGCTGGGCAACAATCTTGCCACCACGGAAGCGGAAATAACCGCCATGGCCATGCGCATTGCAGGCGCGGGCTCTCAAGTGGGGCTGACCGAAGCTCAAATTATGGCGTTCAGCGGCGCGCTGTCTTCCGTGGGCATCGAGGCGGAGGCTGGCGGCACGGCCTTTTCTACACTTATTTCCAAAATGTCACTGGCCGTGGCGCAGGGCGGCGCGGCCCTGACTGACTTTTCCGATGTGGCGGGCATGACGGGCGATGAGTTCCGGGAGGCATTCGAGCAGGACGCCGGGCAGGCCATTCTTTCCTTTATTCAGGGCCTTGCCCGCATCAACGATGAGGGCGGCAGTGCCATCAAAACTCTGGACGATATCGGCCTTTCCGACATCCGTATGCGCGACGCCCTGCTGCGTGCTTCCGGCGCCAGCGATGTGTTTGCGGAGGCACTGGACATTGCCAATACCGCATGGGATGAGAATATCGCGCTCTCCAAAGAGGCCGAGCAGCGGTATAAAACCATGGAGAGCCGCCTGCAGCTGTTGAAAAACAGCGTAGCGGCCCTTGGCATTGCCATCTATGAGAGCACGGACGAGGGGCTGGGCAGCGCCGTTGACCTTGCCATGGGCTGGGTGGACGAGCTGACGCAGGCTTTCTCCAGCGGCGGCACCCGCGGGCTGGTGCTTGCCGCAGGTGATATTCTGGCTGACATGGTTTCTGTGCTGGCCGAAAAATCAGGCGACCTCATCGACGTAGGCGCCGATGCCATAGACGCTTTTGCCACCGGCCTGCGGCGCAACGCAAAAAATATTGCCACCAACCTGCAAAAGGCCCTGAAAGATGCCGTATCTGGCCTCAGCAAAGCGCTGCCAAGCATTGCAAAGGCTGGTGTAAGGCTTGCCACCGAGCTTGTGGGGGCTATCGCTGAAAGCCTGCCCGACCTGCTGCCTGCTGCTGTCGATGTGTTTTTTGACACGCTGGTGGCGCTGCTTACCGACCTGCCCACTCTCATCAAAGTAGGCGCTCAGTTCGCGGTTGGCCTTGTGGAAGGTATCTTCTCGGCGATTCCCCGGCTGCTGAGCGGCATCGGCGATGTATTCACGGCGCTGTTCACCGATAATTTCCGTATTGCGGACGCTGTGGCGGAACAAACCGCAGATATGCGTGCCGCCTTCGAAAATATTCAAGACGAGATAGCCCAAGCAAACGAGGCGTTTGCCGACCAGCAGGAAAGCATTCTGGCGAGCGCCGAGGTGGCCGAGCAGTATGCGGGTGTCATTGACCGGCTGAGCGGCAAAGACCTGAACGCCGGGGAAATGGCAGAACTGCAGGCAGCCGTGGAAGGCCTGAACACACTGTACCCCGACCTCAACTTGCAGATTGACGAGCAGGGCCGCCTGATTGGCATTGCCAAGGACGAGATATACAAGTATATCGAGGCCTCCGCGCAGATGGCTATGACAGAGGCCTATCTGCAAAAAATCAGGGACAACACCGAAAAACTTGTAGACGCACAGGTTGCGCAGCGCACAGCCGTGGACGAATACAACGCGGCCCTTGCACAGAAAAACGAACTGGAGGCCCGGCAGGCAGAGCTGCAGCAGTTGCAGACTGAATTATGTAACAGCGCGACCACGGCGCTTTTGAATAATACTGCCGCCTATATCGAAGCATGCCCAAGCCTTGCCCAATACTTTGTGCAGTTGGAAGACGGCGCCTGGACACTGAACGAAACAGCGGAACTAAGCCGCGTTTTAGCAGCTGCTGAAGATGGCCTTTATCTTGCCGTAACCGAAACATCAACAGCTATTCAGGTGCAACAGGGTGCAATGGATACCGCCAGTGGCACGATTGGAGACATGCAAGGGAAAATCAACGGGCTGAACGAGGAAAATGCCCGGCTGGCCCAAATGGCGAACGAAAGCGGTGCGGCCATAGCAAACGCCGGAGCACAGGCATCCGGCGCAGCGCAGAGCATGGGCAGCGCCTCCGCGTCTCTTGGCCAGTACTCCGAGGCCGCCAGCGGCGCCGCGAACGCGGTAGCCGAAGGCATGAACAATGCGGCCGGGGCTGCCTCCACCCTGCCTACAGTGGCAAACATGGCCGCGCAAAGCGCTGTAACCGGCATACAAAATGCGACGGTGCCCATGGCAGAGGCCGGGCAGATGATGATGCAAAGCGCCGTGGACGGCGCCACAAGCGCGGCGCCAGAACTGGCCACCGCCGCAGGGAATGCTGTAGATGCCGCAGCGTCCAAAGCTAAGGGACAAACTGCCCAGTGTTCCACCATCGGCAGCCAGATGGTGCAGGGCATGGTGAACGGCGTCAACAGCAATTCCGGCGCGCTCGCCACCGCCATGGCCAACTGTGTCTCCGCCGGCATCGAGGCCGCCCGCCGCGCGGCCAATATCAATTCCCCGTCCAGACGCACACGCGATGAAGTGGGCAAGCCGCTGGCCGAGGGCGAAGAGGTTGGCTACGTCAAGCAAATTGAAAAGAGCGGGCGCCGTATGCTGGCGGCCCAGGAAGACGCCGTGTTTGATCGGCTGAAAAAATCCGCGGCAGACACCAGCACGCAGGGCCTCACGCCCATACAGGCTGCGCCAGTGCCCGCCCCTGTCCCTACTGTTATTCAGCGGGCCGGAGATACCATCATCATTGAGAAGCCGTGCGAGAGCCCCGCGGAAACGGCACGGCAAATTGAGCTTGCAAAAAAGGAGCTTGCCGATGACTGACGCAAAAAAACTCAATATCACTTTTTCACGCGGCGACACCGTCATTGAGGCGGGCCGCCGCGCCCCGCTGCACATCCTTTCCTGCGAAGGGCTGGAAAGTTCAAATATAGATTTGCAGCTAAGTGCAAACGCACAGGGCGACGGCGGCACTGTAACGGTGGACCGGTACGATTCCAAGCCCATTACCATGGTGATGGAGGTGGACCGCAAAGAGGATAGCGAGGCATGGGCCGAAAAACTGCGCCGCTTTTTTGTCCCCCATGTGGATACTACCATCACGGTGGATAACTGCGGGAGGCAGACGATGAATACTTTCCGCCTTTCAAAGTTCCGCCAGCAGCGCACAAACCTTTATGAGCCTTTTCGCTTTCTTCTCGACATCATATGCCCTGACCCTTACATGAAAAGCGTGTCGGAGTATGTCTCTAACATGGCCGACCACCTGGCGCTTTTTACGGCCCCCTTTGCACTGTACCCAAACGGCGGCGCGCTTTCCGTGCGCCGGTTTAATGAGGAACTGCTTATTGTAAACCGCGGCGATGTGACCACGGGAATTATCTTCGAGTTCAGTGCCAGCGGCCCGGTGAAAAACCCGCGAATTGACAACCTCACCACTGGTGAATTTCTGCGCGTAATGGTGGATATGGCAGCCGGCGACGTACTTGTGATAAACACACAGCGCGGGAAACACGCTATCACGCTGAACGGCGTATCCGTCACACAAAAAAAAGACCGCGACCAGAACTGCCGGTTCTGGCAGCTTGCCGTGGGCGAAAATGTGCTGAAATACAGCGCTGATGATGGTTATGCAAACCTTTCCGTGGTGCCCCGCCATCGTTATGAATATTACGGAGGCTGAAGAATATGGGCAGCTTGGAAATCAATATTCTGGACAAAAACCGCCAGCTGCTGCACAGCATTGACGTGTTTCGCACGCTGATATGGACACGGTGCTACACCGAGCCGGGGCGGTTTGATTTGTACTGCTACCAGCCGGATTTTTCCCGTCTGCGGGAAGGCGTCTATCTATGCACCAACCGGCACAAAGAGCTGGGCCGCATTGACACGCTCAAGCTGCTGCGCTCCCGGCATCTTGCCTTCATTTCCGGCAGTTTTTCCGAGGCGGAATATAACGACCGCATTATCGAGAGCGTGCAGGATATCAACGCCAACCGTGAGGATGCCATTCTTTCTTTGCTGGACGATTTTGCGGTATCGGCCCGGCCGGTACCCTGCCGGCCGGTATTGGCCGCCTCACAACAGCGCGGCGGTGACGTAGCTTTCCAGGTAACCGGCAAGCCATTGGGTGATTATGTGTATACTCTCGCCTACGCGGCGGGCCTTTCGGTGCGCAATGCGTACGACTTTCCGACCGACACCCTGCGGGCAGAGGTTTGGCAGGGTCTTGACCGGCGCAGCAGCCAGACAGAAAACCCGCTCGCCATCTTCGGCGGAGATGAAGGAAACGTCAGGCTTGGCGACTATACCCTTTCCACACGCGATGAGAAAAACGTGGCGTGGGTGGCTGGCGAAGGCGAAGGCGCCGAACGCGTCATCGTAGAGGTGGACCGTTCAAACGGCGCCCCGCGTAAGGAGCTATGGGTGAATGCCGCCGACATTCGCAAGGAAAGCACTTCCCGGGCCACTCTGACAGATGAAGAATATCAAGAACTGCTGGAGCAGCGCGGCATTGAAAAGCTTGCCAAATACACGCGCACAGAGAGTGCGGCCCCCACCCTGCTACCTCAGTCCAACCTTGTGTATGGAAAAGATTTCGACCTGGGCGACCTGGCCGAGTACCACGACGACGAGGCCGGCATCATGGTGGAGGCTCGTATCACAAAAGTGGTGGAAACCTACGAGGGGGGCGAAGAGGCCGTGGAAATCTATTTTGGCGACGAAGAGAAAAAAATCATGCAAAAGGTAAAACGGGAGGCGGAAGAATGAGTTTGCAAGTTGGTATTTTTCGCTCGGAAATAATAGGCAAGGATGAGACACTAGGCCTGCCTATTTTCGACAGAGCGGTAACAGAGGAGTTTCTGGAAAAGCTTTTTTTCATGATATATGGGAATGGGGTGTTCCCCTCTCCTTCCACGGCATTCCAGTTACGCGCCGGTACTGGCCTGACCGCTGTTATTCAGCCGGGCGCTCTGTTTTGTCAAGGAAAATTCGCCTACGACACGGAAGCCTCGCCAGTGACCTTTACCCGGAACAACGGCGAACATGACTTGATTGCCCGGGTTGTGTTCCGCCTTGATTTTCTCAACCGCACGGCCTATCATGCGGTTTTGTACGGCACCCCAGCCGCCGAGCCGCAGGCGCCAGATCTCACACGCACAGCGGATATCTATGATCTGGGCTTCGCTGACGTATTGCTGAAAGCCGGAGCGGAAAGTATCACAGATGCCGACATTACAGACATACGCCCGAATGTGGCCCTTTGCGGTTTCATTACCGGCTCTCTGGAAATCACCGACACTACGGAAATTTTTGCACAGTTCAAGGCGATTTTTCAGGGGCTTTTTGACCAGATGGAGGCAGAGGCCGCTGAATTGGAGGACGTTATCGCGGGCATCGAGCAAGGCAGCGAGGTAATGCTGCGCGCGGTATACGACAAGGACGCTGACGGCGTGGTGGATGAGGCCGCGGCTGTGCAGGTGTATACGCCCCCTGCCGCCTCGGAGGCCGGCACGGATGAGGCCGGTGCACAGGCAGCCAGCCAAACCTTTGGCGGACCTGTGCGCCTTTCGGTAGACGTGGCCTCCGGCATCGTAACGCTGCACGCGGTGAAGCAGGGCCTTGGCGAAGAGGGCGAGCCCGTGGGCGAGGCGGCCGTGGAAGAGGTGCCTGTGGCAAACGCCGCGGCGCTGGGCGGTAAAACGGAAGCAGAGCTGAGCGTGGGCGATTCGGCCAAAATCGGTGGAAAGGTGCTTTCCATGTCGCTTTCAGGCACCACGCTTACCATCCATTACACTTGAACCGGATAAAAGGAGGAGACAAAACATGAAAAAACTGATTTGTGCAAACCAGGCAACGTATGACGTGTGCGAAGAGACGGTGTGCTACCCCTCGGGCAGCGCAAACGCCCGCAATTACCTGGAGCTGTGGCTGCCGCAGGACGCCATGAGCTTTGACGAGTTTGAGGCGCTGTGCAAAAACAGCGCGGCTATGGCCAGCGTGCACATTCAAACGGCGGACGGCGCCGGGGTGGCGGCCTTTGACGGCTACACCGTGCCCGCCGAAATTGCCAAAAAGCGCTTTGAGCAGCACAACCCCGCCACGGGCGAAACCACGCAGGAAATGCGCCTGTTTGCCCGCATGGAGCAGCTTACCTTCATTGAGCGCAAGCTGGCGGAACTGGGGCTGATGTGAGATGGCGCTGATTGTAAACAGCACCGAAATTCCGCAAAGCGGCGCCGTGAACTTTAACAGCACCGCCTTAAAACAGGTGAACCACGGCAGCGTGCTGGTGTGGACATCCACGCCGGACCCCATCACCATTATGAGCACCGGCAAATCTATCGGCTCTTGGCTGGGCGGGGGCGTGTTGGGCAGCGATGCCGGGTATCAGGTGTTTTCCATGGCAAGCCAGGGCTATAAAAACTGCACCAATGGCAATATCCAGGCCCATGGCGGCATTGTGGACGGCAAGCTGCGCTTTGGCGGCGAAGAAAGCACCATAGGCGGGAACCGCGCCTTGCTGGTCTCTAATTTCACGGTGAACACAAAAGGGTTTAAATATTTACGTTTTAAATATTACACCGAAAATGGCAATGTGCCCGCCGCCGCGCCCTCACTTGGTATTGGTCCATCCGGGTGGAATGAAACGGTCAATGCATCTGTAACGCTCATCAAGCAAAATGGAACCAGTTCCACGCAGACGGTGACGTTAAATCTGACGAATTATCAGGGCACCTATGCAATTAAAGGAAAATGGACGCTTTCCGGCAACGTCAACAACAACCCATACTGGGCGGGCCGCAAATGCTGGGTGACCGAGATTTACATGTACGCTTAGGATGTACAGAGAACGCCACTTCTACAAAGCAAATGGAACGAACGAATATTTGAGGTTTTACAAAATTCTGATTTCATAAGGAGGTACAAACAAATGGCACAGGATGAAATGCTGCTCTTCCGAGGGCGCAACCGCATCCGCTATGGCTATGCCCGCTGGGGCTACACGCGCGGCGGGGGCAAAACGTGGCACGGCG